CTGAGACAACAGACATATCTTTGACCAGGTTGAGCAGAGCTGAGTATTCAAACATTACAACCAAATCAAGCGAAGGCAGACCAAATCAATATTTTATTGATAAGCAAGTAACTCCAAAAATTACAGTATGGCCTGTGCCAGATTTTTCTAGTAAATACACTATTCACATGAATGTTTTAACTAGAATGGATGATGCAGATTTAGCCACCAATACCATGGACATGCCTTTTAGGTTTTATCCATGTCTAGCTGCAGGTCTTGCATATTACATATCAATGAAAAGAGCTCCACAGCTTACAGGTCAACTAAAAGCAATTTACGAAGAGGAGTTTGACAGAGCATTATCTACCGATGAAGACAGATCTTCATTTAGAATTGCGCCAAATCTTAGAAGTTACAACAGACCATAATGGCTTTTGCATCGCAAAAAAATGCTTACGGAATATGTGACATAACAGGATTTCGTTACAAATTAAAAGACATGAAAAAAACATGGGACGGACTTTTAGTTGGCCCAGACCAGTGGAGTGCTAAACATCCACAATTATCTCCAAAAACTGTACCAGCAGATCCCCAGGGAATTAAAAATGCTAGGCCAGATACCAATGATGATAATAATGTTTTTTTGGTTTATAGTAATGTTGGAGATGGTAAATTAGGATCTGTGCTTGAAACCTTTGAGGTAACATCAAGCATAGGAACAGTTACAATTACAACATGAGCTTTACATTATCAACATTAAAAACAGCAGTACAGGACTATTTGCAAGTTTCTGAAACTACTTTTACCAATCAGCTGCCTAGATTTATACAAGAGGCAGAAGATAGAATTTTTAATTTAGTACAGCTACCAGATCAAAGAAAAAATGTGCAAGGAACTTTAACGGCAAGCAATAGGTTTTTAGCTACGCCAACTGATTTTTATGCGCCATTTAGTTTGGCTGTCATATCTAGCAATACTTACGATTACTTAGATTTTAAACACCCTTCTTTTATTAAAGAATATTCTCCTTCATCTACAAGCACTGGGCAGCCAAAGTATTATTCTTTGTTTGACGACACATCGTTTGAACTTGCTCCAATACCAGACACAACTTATACTATTGAATTACATTATTTATATAAACCAGCCTCGTTAACGAGTGGTAGTGACAGCGGTACAACATTTTTGTCTACGGATTATCCAGACGCATTGTTGTACGGTAGTTTAGTAGAAGGTGCTATTTTCTTAAAAGAACCGCCCGATGTCATTGGCTTGTTTGAGGCTAGATTCAAGGAGGCGGTAGGCAGAATGAAAACACTATCCGAAGGTCGCGGAACTCGTGACCAGTATAGATACGATCAGTTGCGTACTGGCGTATCTTAAATGAAACCAATTAAATCCCTAGAGGGCAAACGAGTAGCTATTATTGGCCTTGGTTTGTCGCAAGTAGATTACGCTATAGGTTTGCAAAATGGTAGGACATGGGATGAAACCTGGACTATTAATGCTGCAGCAGGCGTATATAAAACAGATAGACTGTTTATGCTAGATCCTGCTAGTCGATTTTTTGATAGTACCGATGCAGGCAGACAAACAAGTGTGATGACAAGGGTTTTAGCAGAAGCTAAACATCCAACCTATACATGTGAATTAGATCCCAGAGTACCAAAAGCCGTTGAATATCCATTGCAAGAAGTTTGCAATGCTACTAAATGTGCGTACTTAAATACCACGGTTGCCTATACATTGGCTTTTGCTATGTGGAATAAAGTTGCTGCTGTAGATCTATTTGGCATAGATTTTTCGTATTCAAAAAACTTACATCTTGCAGAAGCAGGCAGAGCATGCGTTGAATTTTGGATATCAAAAATGATGGAAGCCGGAATTATAGTAGGCATTAGTGGCAGATCTACAATATTAGATATGAATGTGCCAGCCTCAAATAAGCTGTATGGTTATCACAGATTAAAAAAACCATTGGTGGCTATTCCGCACGAAGGCAATTTTATTATTGGGCCATACGCAGAGATTAATGAGCAGTTAGCAGCAAAAGGTTTGAAGATTAATGAAGATGTTGCTCCACCAGAGCCGTACAAAGGATGAGCGATAGTTTTCTACAATTAGGTCAGGTGTCTGTGCATACCACACAAAACAAAGGACACGATCCAGAGTTTTGGGCCGCACAAGCCACAAAAAAAATATGTTCTATATCTATGGATCAACCAGAGCATATCAAACAACAGGCTTTAGCTTTCCAAAACCAAGTTTATACTGTAATCTTGTATACAATAAAGAACGCAATAAATTCTAACAATGTGACTAATGTGAATTTATTAAGGCAACAAGGACATGAAGACATGGCCAAGATAATTAAGGAGCTTTAAGAAATGGCAATTACATCAGCAATCGCAACCAGTTTTAAACAAGAAATTTTAGTCGAAGGACACAATCTAACACAGGGCGCAGACACTATTAAGTTAGCTTTGTTTACAAGTTCAGCAACTTTGGGAGCCGGCACAACAGCTTACGCAACCACAAACGAGGTAAGCGGAACTAATTACACAGCCGGTGGTGCTGCACTGACAAATGTAACCCCCACAACATCTGGAACTACAGCTATTGTAGATTTTGCAGATCTTACATTTGGAACAGCTACCGTAACTGCTAGAGGTTGTTTGCTTTATAACGACACGAATAGCGACAAAGCTATATGTGCTATTGACTTCGGAGGAGACAAAACTTCTACTGCTGGCGACTTTACAGTTGTCTTTCCGGCAGCAGATGCGTCAAATGCCATTATTAGATTAGCTTAAATTAATTTTAGCAATGGTAGAATCAAGTTATGCCACTAACAAAATTTAATTTTAAGCCAGGAATCAACAAGGAAGAAACTGACTATTCAAACGAGGGTGGTTGGGTAGACGGTAATTTAATCCGTTTTAGAAAAAGCCGTGTTGAAAAAATCGGTGGCTGGCAAAAAAACACTTCAAGTATATTTTATGGCATAGCCAGAGCATTGCACAGTTGGATTTCTTTAGGATCTGAAAGATATTTAGGTCTTGGCACAACTTCAAAATATTACATAGACTCTGGCGGAAACTACAACGACATTACCCCAATAAGAGCCACAACCACAAATGGAATTGTTTTTGCAGCGACCAATGGCTCAAGTTTAATTACTGCCACTGATTCTGACCATGGAGCTGTTCCTGGTGATTGGGTTACATTGGCAGGAGCAGTTAGTCTGGGTGGTGTTATTACTGCTGCTGTTTTAAACAAAGAATACCAAATAAATGGTGTTGCTAATGTTAACACATTTACCTTTACTGCTTTGGACTCTGCTGGCGATGCAGTTGCGGCTAACGGCAGTGATACTGGCAATGGTGGCGCTGCTGCTGATGCTGTATACCAAATAAACTCTGGCCTAGATGTTTATGTTCCGGCTGCTGGTTGGGGTTCTGGTGCTTGGGGAGCAGGGACATTTGGTTCTACAACAGCTTTGTCAGCAACCGGTCAACTTAGATTGTGGACTCACGATAATTTTGGTGAAGATCTTATTATCTGCCCAAGAGCAGGCAATATTTTTCGTTGGGTAGAAAACAATGGTTTAAGTACAAGAGCTGTAAATCTTGCTACAACCTCTGGCGCTAATTTAGTTCCAACCGTAGGTTTGCAGGTTGTTACATCTGAAACCGACAGGCATTTGATAGTATTGGGCGCAGATCCAATATCAGGAAGTGCAAGAACAGGCGCTATAGATCCTATGTTGGTTGCTTTTAGCGATCAAGAAAACGCATTAGAGTTTGAGCCTTTGTCAACAAATTCAGCAGGATCTTTAAGACTTTCAAGTGGATCGCTTATTGTAGGTGGCATGAAAGCAAGGCAAGAGGTTTTAATATGGACAGACACAAGCTTATACAGCATGACCTTTATTGGGCCACCTTTAACTTTTGCTATCAATCTAATTAACGAAGGCGCTGGCTTGATTGGTCCAAAGGCTGCAGTCAATGCTCCAAACGGTGTTTTCTACATGTCTAAAAATGCTTTTTATTACTACAATGGATCTGTGCAAAAACTCCCTTGTTCAGTTCAAGATTATGTTTTTTCAGATCTTAACCTAACGCAAGCCTACAAATGCCATGCTGCATTGAACAGCGAATTTTCAGAGGTCTGGTTTTTCTATCCGTCATTAGAAGACGATACCGATGAGATATCACGATTTGTTATATACAATTATGAAGAAAACTTATGGAGCATAGGATCATTGGTTCGTTATGCCTGGCTTGACACCGGAATAGAAGATAAGCCTTTGGCATC